GGTGGTAATATAGTAATTACTCTGCACCGCGCCTTTGTTGATGTACAGGTAGAAGCAATGGCCGTCACTCAACAATCGCCAACCTCGTGCGGAGGTATTTGCTGCATCAGACTTATTCCAACGCCCCGTCCCCCCGCCATTAAACGCCCCGCCGCCAGTATCGACATCCGACATGGTTTCGTAGCCGGACACTGCTGCATAAGTCGTGGCGCTGTCCTCAACCCGCAAATACATCCGGGTACTCTGAATTTCATCAGCCCGGTAAACCGCCTTGTTGGTCCCGCTAAACGCCTTTGAGAATCCCGCTGGCGCTCTTTTCGCTGATATCGTTCCGGTTGCGGTCTGATCAGTAATCCCGCTAGTTGTGAACGTGAAGGTCGTCGTCGTCGCTGACTGAATCCGAAAGTCGCCATTCAAGCCAGATGGAGTTGCGCCTTCAATCCGAATCACCGCCCCGGTACTGCCCACCAGTGGGAAGTTATGGCCGGTTGAAACGGTGGCTGTAGCGATATTAGAGGCCACTACCAGGTTGTTGACGACGACGCTGCCAAAGCCATTGACCAGACAGGCATCCAAGACGCTGATCAGTGTTCCGGCTGTTCCTGATAACGTAGGAGCGCCGGACATCGTTGAGTCGAAATACCTGACCTGTGTACTCATTAGGTGGCGTCCGTATTGCCGATAAATAGCAACTCGACGCTATCATCTAAACCCGTCGGGTCACTGGGTTGTACTGCCCTGATTAAATCAATCGGGTAGTTCGCGCCAATCAGATTGAACCGGACGCAATTCCCGGTTGCCCATCCTGAACCCCATCCCCGATAATCAATGGTGAAGTAGGGTTGCCCGGTCAGTTGATTCACCGGACTGCAATTCTGAGTGACATCGCCAATGGCAATAACGCCCAGTTGTTCGCCAATAACTTGAAAGGCCGTCGCTGAGGTGAACTTAACCAGAATGCGGTCTTTGTACGCACCAAGATTACTGACCTGAATCGGATAGGCTGTATCATTGTATTGCGCTAATGGAGCACTACCAATCAGCGAATCGCTCCATACCGATGTCCAGGTGGATTGTGCGAACAGATTGGTATAGCGGGCCTGCAAGGTGCCAATGAACAGCACTCCCGACACCCGACTGTCATCAGCGGGATAGGTATGCGAGACCGGGCGATTGAAAGTCAGCGACCCGCTAATATCGGTTTCAGCAATTCTCGCCAAATCCGCGACGGTATGACTGATGGTGTAGGAACCGCTGTAGCCCGTCAGATCAAGCGTCGGCGACATGGTGACGGTTCCCAGTTCCCGGTTCACTGTGTAGAAGCTGGCAGGCAAGCGTTGTCCGTCGCTGTCATCAATCGCCACGCGATAGAGTCTCACACGGCCACAGTCAATCACCTGGGTAGGCGATAAGCTGGTTTCCACTATCGTGTCGGTATGATGAATGAGCGCCAATTTGCCCACGGTGTAGATCAGTGCCTTGCCATCAGGTGGCAGTCTAGCCGCATTGAGTCCCAACAGTTCGGAATCCGGCGGCAGGAAGGATTGAGCGACGGCATTGTAAATGATGCTATCGGCCATCACTAATACCGGCTTCCAAATCTTCAATGTCCCGCTGAAATCCACCCGGTTTTCCGGGTCATACCACGGCTCTAGCTTCTCTTCTGTCGTCAACAGCGAATCGGTTTTCCATGCCCCAAACTTGGCATGAACAGTCCCCAGTAGATAGTTGACGCTAATGGTGCAATCCGTATCTTCCAATGTTCCAGAGCTATCCACAGTTTTGCTCTTCACGGTTCCGCCCAACTGGGTATAGCGTACCTGCATCGTACCGGGCTTGATCGGCGATACCGGCGTTCTAAAAATCACCGCATCTACCGGATGACTGGCAATCTCCGTCGTCAAGGCATCCAAAGTCACGGCGTTCGTAATCCCCGCTGTCCACTGACTGAGATAGACCATACCTGTAGTGCGGTCCATCGTACCGGACAGCGTTCCGGCCCCAGTTTCTATCGAGGGATTGCGGTAAATCTGGCCAGCGGTATCGACAAAGACATCGCTGCCAATACGGAACCGGGTACTTCCCGCAGTAATCGTTTCGCCATAGCTGGCGGCGAGGTTGAGCGTGATCTGACTCAGTGTGGTGGTTTCTGTGACGGGAGTCGGTGGGTCTACAGGGACGACCCGGTAAGTCACGGTCACTGTGCCTGTACCAGAAACGAAAGCAGCGGTCGTATCCACTTCCTCAAAGCCGGTTTCTACGGTGCGGGATGCACTGTTAATGGATGTATCAAATAATAATGCTGTCCCCATTTCTAGGGTATCAGTCAGCGACTTAATGGCTTTAGTGGCTACAGACGCGGTGCAGATAATTTCGCCGGTCGTGTAATTGATCGTTCCGGGAATCCCCACTAGATTGCCGTCGCCATCATCATGCGCATAAACATTTCCGGTTATTTTCGCTTCGGCCCAGTCGCCGGATTGGCTGGTTGTGGTTTGTGTTGCATTAAAGTAACCAACCCCTAAAGATACGCCGTAAGTGCTGTACATACTGCCACTGTACAAATAACTGCCGCTGAGTGGCTGTGATTCAACTGGAATCGTCACCCGCACACTCCCTGGAACCAATCCACCACTGGGCAACGCCAGCGTCAGCGTATCATCAATATTCAATAAAGGATCGACAAAGGATTCAGTCAGTAATTCAGCGCCGCCTTCACCTTCCTCATAGTAATCGTAAGTCACATCAAATTCGGCATTGATGCCTGGCAAAGATGTCGGCTGAATAGCCCATGCTCCCGTGGCGTAATTGATCGCTCCCATTCCTCCGGTTCCGGTCAATTCCCCAGCGCTATCCGTCAGCGTGTACGTCGTTCCGCCGACAGTCCATTCAATCTCAACCGAACCGGGAATGACCGCCGGATGTTCGGTCTGTCCGGTAATGGCTGGCGCTATGACGGTCTCGCCACCCCTGGCGGTATAGCCGACTGGCGTCCCCCATGTGTAGATGATTTCGCTGTCCACATCCGGCAAGGCCCCGGCAGTAAACGTCACAGTCCCGGACGTAAAGTTCAGCGAACCTGATCCATAGGAGCTGTCCGCGCCGGTCAGTAGCCCCTGACCCTGATCAACGATCTGGTACCACACGTTGTTCACCCGGTAACTGACTCGCAAGGTTCCCGGCGCTGGAATCGGCGTCAAGGTCAGTACCCAAACAAACCCCCGATTCTCAATCGTGACGGCCTGAGCAGCGGTATCAGCAACTCGCAACGATCTGGCAGCAGGGCGGAATGTAACGGTCTTGCTGGCCGTCGTGTAGTTCGTGCAACTGCTATTCCAACGGATAACCCCGTTGCCGTAGTCAATGGTGCCGACTTCATTGCCGGACAGTTTCATGACGCCATTGTTGTCAGTCAGGGTAGCGCCTGAGACAACGATGTTCACCGTCCCCGGCATAGCGGAACGCCCCAGGTACAGCGACACATCGGGCTTAATCACTTGTAGCGCTGTGGTGTAGCTGATGGTGCCATCGTTGGCAGCAACCAAAGATGGGCTATCGCCGCCGGGGTTGACATCCGGCAAGGCTGTTTCGCTGAACGCAGTCGGGATCAGTGGCGCATAGAGGGTGTCCACTTTGACCGTGTAATCGCCAACATCGGCCTGTTCTATCAGAGGGCGAATTCCATAAACCGGAAAGCTATTAGCGTTATAGCGAGTGCTGTAAACGCGAGAGTTCGTTGTAACGTAGTCATACCGACTCGGTTCCGAACCGATGAATTGATTACTCAAACCCTCGGCAATCTCACAGACCACTTCTCGTACCTGAAATGCGCCCTGGGCATCGTAGAACGTCCTGATTGACTCTGTGACACGGGTTATCCAAACAAACTGCGTATAGCTTTCCGTAGCGCCGGAATACGCCACTAGTTCCAAGCGACTGCCTTGAGTCGGCAAATCAATTTCCAGACGTTGCCATAGGGTCACGGCCCGCTGATTGGCAAGGTGCTGGCCCCACAGATAACCCATATACTGAGACCCACGGGTAATGGACTGCTCAATCTGGCCCTGAATCGCGGCTCGTTCATCGTAATAATCGCCGGTTGAGAAAGCGAGCACTGACACATTGGGATCAGCCGGTTCCCTAAAAACGACAACGCCTGCATCTAGGTATTTGTCCGTATCCGCAGAGGTGACGGCGGCATAAATCTTGGCAATGTCGGCTGAACCAACAGCCCTGTCCGTATCGCTAATATCATCAAAAATCTGATTGGATTCGCCGGATACAATCGCATTGCCGGACATTTGCCCGCCAGCGTCATCTTCCTGTGTCATACGTTCCGAGCGGTAGAACTTGAGGTCAGCGGTAGTAATAGCCATTTACAGACTCCGACGCTTGGCAGCGGCAAGTTGTTCGATTAGTGCAATCAGATCAGTGGGGTCATCAATGGTTTTAATGGATGTGCCATTGATATTGATTTGGTAGGTTTTGATAGGGGCGTTGCTTGTCCATGCGCTTGATAGTTTGCTCAGCAGACCTGATAGCTCCGCAGCCGATCCGCTCGCACCCTGATATTGGCCTGACTGAAAAGCCTCTGTTATCTTTTTGAGTTCCGTGATTGCGGCGTACCACTCTTCATTCGTGCCCTTTTGTTGTCCATCTTGATCTAATCCTTTCGTAATCTTATCCACTAGCGATTGATTCCACTGGATTGAGTTTTCACTGGTTCCAATCACTGAGCTTAATTGCTGTATATCGTCCATGATAAACTGCTGTTGGTTTTTGATTTGTTCGTAGTCAGCCGTACTATTTATGTCGCCTTTCAACGCCTTAACCAATGGGGTAAGCGCTTCATATTCTTGCTGCAACGCATCGCGCTCTTCTTTCAACTGCTTAATTTTGGCCTCGTCTGCGTCCACGAATGCCTGATACGCATCGCGATTATTTTTTAGAACATCATACTTTCCAGCGTCTATTAAATCCTGTACCTGCTTAGCCTGGCTGGTTGTGGATTTCTCGGTAGATTCCGCCCAGTCGGATGGCGCACTCAATAAATTGGCGGGGCTATTCGCCATGGCGGTAGCTACCCCGCTGAGTTGCTTGGCTAACCCGTCTGTTTTGGTAGCTAGATCATCAACCGCTACCACGGCATCGGCAAAATAGACAATCGTGCCCTGTAGTGCGGTGCTGAGCGTATCAATTTCACGGGTCACCCCCGATAGTTTTTCGGTAATGGTAGCCATTACAGCAGTCCGTTCAGTTCACTAAAATTACGGGTGAGTTGCGCGGATTGTTCGATGACCCCGGACAAATTGGCACTACCCAAACCTTTCATCCCTTCTGCAACCTTGCTGGTTTCTGAGCCTAGCTGATTGACGCTGCCTTTTGCGCTGATAATGGTTTGATTAACTTCGCTCCATTGCGCTTTCATGTCACCGGCGGCAACTTTGTTCAGTGTGGATAGCCCCGATAGTTCAGCCGTCACCTCGCCCACCGCAGCCGCCAGTCGGCTAAATTGTTTCTGCATTTCCTGAACCGCTGCGGTCGCTTCCTGCGTCGAGGCGGTCATCGCTTGAATCGCGTCCTGCTGCGCTTTCAGAACATCCTCTTTTTCCGCCTCAATCTCCGCTTGTTTTTTCGCCTCCTGAATCTGAGCGCCAACTTGATTCATTGCTTCCCGATATTGTTGCTCCGTAATACTGCCTTCTTTTAACAGCGCGTCCAGCTTGATTTTATGCAGTTCCTTGGCATCCGTCATCGCTCCTGCGTAAGCTTCTTTGCCCGCTACACCGGCTTTTTCATACAGCACTTCAATATCCAGCAGTTGCCCGCCAAACTCCTTCATCGCCACGCCTAAGTCATCGCCCCGCGCTTTGAGTAGCTCGGTATCCAAGCTGTCCGCCAAATCATTCAGCGCCTCAGCCGCCTCTAACGCCTCGACTTGCAGGTCGTAGAGTTCTTGGGCATGTTCCTGTGCCGCCTCAGCCGCCGCTTTTTGGGCATCTGCCGCCGCTTGTGCCGCTGCTTCTTCCTTGCGCTGTTGTTCTTCCAGCTTTGCGGTGGCCTCGGCTTGTGCCGCTTTGGCCCTGGCCGCTGCATCAGACGCGGCAGTGTTATTCTTTGTCGCGCCGGTATTTTTGTCTGTGGAATTGGTATTTTTGTCCGTGGAATCGGTGTCATCATCCTGCGCGGCGATCTTCTCTTGAAGTGCCTCCTTATTGGCTATCGCCGCGTCCTTCGCCGCTTTTGCGGCTTCAACCCCCTTTTGGGAAATGGCGACCTGCTTTTCACCTTGCTCGACACTGGCCGCTGCTGCATCCGCTGCGCCCTGCTGAGCAATCACTTCGCTTTGCAATGTCGCAATTTTTGCTTGAATGGCCGCAATGGCCTTGCGTTCATTTTCATCCCGACCATCTTCCGCGTCGGCTTGGGCTAGGGTGGCGGCGAGTAACTTCTCCTCTTCCGCAACCTGCTTTTTATACGCTTCGACTTTCTTGAGCGCGGCCTGGCGTTCCGCCTCAGACATTTCCACCAGCTCTCGCGCCACCCGAACCTTCTGTTCGGCAATCTTGATTTCCTGCTCGGCTTGCGCGATCAGGTTATCCGCTAGTTCCAATTTGAGTTCATTGGCCTTGGCGGTGTCTCCAGCAGCTTCCGCTTCCGCGATCTCACTCTGGAGCGTCTGAGCGCCAACTTGAAGGCCCTGCTTGTCAAGTTCCAAGAGTTGCAGGGCTTGCTGTTCCTCAGTGGCTTGCTGCTGTTGAATTTTCAATCCCTGATCAATCCGCTGGACCATCAACTGGGTATTGCGCTCCAGTTCAGCGGATTGTTTCTGATACAGCATCGTGAGTTCGCCAATCGGCCCGGCGACCAGGGCAGCGGTAGCGGCTTCTTTTTCCAATACCGGTAACCGGGCTTCCAATTCCGCGCGGTCTTGTCCCAACGCCACGGTCTTATCTTGCAGCGCCTCAATCACCTTGCGCTCTTCATCGGTGTAAATCCCGTCCGCATTGGCTTGTGCGTACACCTTTTGAATATGCGCGTCGATTTCCGTTTGTTGGCGACCGAGTTGCTGGATACGGAGTTCGGCCTGATCGACTTCTTCTTTCGTCGCCACGGCAGACAACCGCGCCGCATCGGCTTCATCGCCCTTGGCTTTCGCTAGTTCAATCGCGCTTTGAAGACGGGTTTGCAGAGATTCCCGCTCGCGGTTGCCGACCTCAATCCCTTTCTCGGTTTCGTCTCGAATATCGGCCAGCGCCTGTTGCAGGGCGGTAAATGCGGGGTCCGTTGCAGTCTCTTGTACGCGCTGTTTAATGAGTAGTAGCGCTTCAGCCACTTGATCGCCAGTTAGCGATCCTGACTTGCCGAGTTCAATAATCTGTTGCCGAAACTTCTCTAATTCTTCCGGGTTATCCAGTTGCTGCAACGCCCCGGCAAAGGCGGCTTTAATCCCGTCCGCACTCAGTGCGCCGGAATCAGCCAGCGCGGTAAAATCGGCGATAGCCTCCGTCGCGGCTGTTGATACGCCTCGCAACGCTTCAGGCCCATCCACGCCCAGCCGTTGCAGGCGGGCCAATACCACGCCTTCTATGACTTGCCCCAGTTCCGCAAACGCCTTGCGGCTGGTTTCACTCCCGTCACTGGCGGCGGCCATGGCGGACCGTGCCTGGCGTTCCAATTCAGCCAGTTGTTCACTGGTTAATTTACTGAGTTCTTGCCCCAGGGTGTCACTGATCTTTCGCCCGCTGTCTTCGGCCTCGCCGCCCACGACCTTCAACGCGGCAGCGAGCTTGAGGACGCCTTCAACATTCAGGCTTTTCTCGGGCGCTTTAAAGAAGTCTTCCAGTGCGGTCTGCGTCAATTTGACCACATCGCCGGTACGCTGAAATTCCGCTGCCGCGTCTTGCAAATCCTTTTGCAGTCGATCCAGCGCCGCGCCGTAAGGGTCGGTTTCTTCCCGTAGCGCTTGCAATTCCTTTTGCATCTGCGCCTGGCGAATCGCCGCTTCTTCGCTGGCGGTTTTCAGGCCCCACAGACTCAGGGCGGATTTCGCAATCTTCTCACTGGCCACGTCCGCTTCATCGCCCACAGCGGCTATCGCATCAGCGCCCGTCATCAGTGCCCCGGTTGCTGCGCCGACCGCCGTTCCCACCAGGCCAAAGCCGGTCGTCAATATTTCTACTGCCGCCACCCCGGTTTCCATGGTCTTAACGACGGCGTTTAGCACCGCATCAAACCCGGTCATGGCGCCGGTCTGATTGTCTACATCCACAAACAGCGCCTTGACCCGTTCGCTCAATCGACTCATTGACGCCGCCAGTGAGTTGACCTCGGTCGTCGATCCGCCGATGTGTTGCCGTAGCGCCGCCGCAAACGCGGGCATGAAATCCTCGGTCGCGGCATCGCCGGTTTCCATCATTTTTTGCAGCGCCGCGTCATTTTCCAGTACAGCGGTTGTCGCGGCCTGGAGTGCGGGCGGCATATCTTCTTGGATCGCCCCTTTGAGGTCATCTACGCTAATCCTGCCCTCAGAAAACGCCTCCCCCAAAATCTCCATGGCATCGTTCAAATCCTCAGTGCCAGCGCCCGCGTTAATGTAGGCGGCACTCAGGTCTTCAATCATTTTGCGCGTCGCTTCCCCTTCAGCGGTACTGCCCTTGGTCGCCGCTGACAGCCGCAGATAGGCTGGAGCCAGATCATTAACCGCTATGCCCCATCGGTTCGCCACGCCGGTCAGAAACTGGATTTCTTCCTGTGCAGCGACGGCATCGCCGGTCATGGCGCGGAACTGGGCCGTGAGCTGCGCGGCTTCCCGATTTGCCGACACAAACGCCGTCGCCAGCGCGCCAATCGCGGCGGCTTTAGCCAGTTTCCCGGTCAACAGATCAAAGGCTTCGCTACTGATACCAAACGTTTCCGCCATATCGCCGAGCGTCTGACTCGTCTCGTCCGCTGCCTCCCGATGATCCACAAACGCCCGTGTCGACCGTCCCGCCGCATCCCCCAGTCCATCCGCTGCGTCGGCGGCTTGTTGAGTGGCGATGCGTTGGCGTTGCAATTCCTGACTCAGCGCCGCTTCGGACTGTCCGGCAGCATAGGCCAGCCGATCTAACCGCGCCTGACTGTCGGCTAGTTGCGTCAATTCCGTAGCGGACAAGCGCCCGGATTGCTCCAAGCGCTGCAATTCGCGTTGCAGTTCGGCCACGCCTTCCGGGCTTTCAATGCGCCCCAGCGCCGCGACCAGACCGCGATCAATCATCTCGCCGGTACTGCGGGCTGAATCCGCAATCGCCCCAAACGCCCCGAGGGCTTTGCGTTCCGATTCCGCCATGCCATCGGCAATGACACGGGTTTCGACGCCCAACTCATTGAGCGCCCCGGTTAGTCGCTGAATCTCTGGGCTGGCCGCATCATTAGCCGTGATAAGGAGTTGCAGGACCAGATTCGAGTTAGCGGCCATGACAAATTAAACCGTGTGCAATTTCAAGGTGAGGGTATAGGCGTCGGCGTCATCATGCGGGGCGATGTGCTGCACCGGTTCGGCGCTGATCCCCTCCTCGCGAAAGGCGACGGTGAAGGTGCGGCCATCGGCCAGGGTGAGGGTTCCGCTCCAACCCGCCGTACCGGCCAGGGTGTAGAGCGCTTCCACGATGGACCTCGCTAACCAGATGTAGCCTTGGCTTTCATTCTGGGCGGTCAGCGTGATCGGGCGTCCGGCGAGGCGGGTGGATTCCTGAATAATGAGCGATCCGGTCAACCCGTATTCTTGACTACGGGCGACCGGACTCCAGGCGAATTCATCAGACCATTTCAAATCCCCCGGCAGGGTCACACTGCCGAGGGTGATGTCATCCGGCATGGCCTACGCTCAGGCATGTTCCAGGTACTGGTACGGCCCGCTCTTGCCACTAGGCACGATGCAGGTGCCTTTGAAGGTCAGGCTGATCGGGTCTTTGCTGATGAAATCCAGACTGCCCGACGGGCTGACATTCGCCTGCCAGACGTTGACCTCCATTTCCTGATCGTTGAACAGGTTCTTGCCGATGCCGCGAATGGCGATCTGAATCACCGTCTCGGTCCCGGCGTCGATGCTATGCCCGGCCCGAGCGGGCGCTGCCGCCGTGTAGCTGACCGTGGCCTCGTCGAGGATGGTGCCGGTACTGAGAACTTTGCACAGTCCGCCCGTGGTATCCAGTTCGTAATCCGTGCCCAGGGTCTTGCCGGTAATGACGAAATTGGTCAGCGAGTTGTGACTCAGGCTGACCCACTTATCATGCCGGGCGGTGAAGGTGCTGGCCGTATCGCCGATCAAGCGGGCGCTCTGGGTATACGTCGCCGGAGTGCCAAGCATCGCCATACTCAGCCAGTCGGGATCGCAGTCGTCAATCGTGAATTCGATCTCCACCGGTTTAGGCCGGTTGTACGAATCCAAGGCTTGCCCGTAGGTACTGCGCTTGTAGCTGATGCGCTCCACCTTGTCCGGGTCGGGGTGAGTGAGTTTGAGAACGGTCGTGTTAGGGACATCGTAAAAGCCCACATTCACGCCAGCGCTGAGGCGAGCGTAGTAGGCGTCAATCGCAACGAGTAGGCCGGTAGCCATGGTTTAGGTTTCCTTGAGGTTGATGCGGTAGAGGAAGGTGATCAGAAAGCGCAGACTGGCCTTTGATCCACCGAGGTCATCGGGGCTAGCAAACTCGACGACGCCGAAGTTCAGCGGCGCGGCGGTGAAGGTGCTGAGACGCTGGCGGATGGCGTCCCAGAGGGTGTCCAGTTCGGCATCCCAGGCGCTGGTTTCCTGAATAACGGCTTCTAGGGCCAGGGTGCGCGTCCATTGCTGGAACCGCCGTTGCGGTGTCGCGGATTCGGCGGGTTGATCTTGCAAGGCGGTCAGGGTGATCGCGGGATACGGTCCCGCTGCATCTCCGGCTAGGGCGCTGCGTCCGGTGCTGACACTGGCGACGGTCACGGCGTAACCGTTGGTCTCGGTAATCCCTTCCAGGTGGTTTTTCAAAGCGGCGATGATGAGCGTGGCGGGCGCGGTCATGGGGTGGTCTCCCGCAGGGCAACGGTGACGAAATAAGCGTCTTCGTCGGGGATCTGGTCGATCCGATAGGTAGTGCTGTTGACGGTGAGCGTGGAGCCGATCAGCGGACGCGGGACATCCGCCACCGGGAGTCGGGCGGTCAAGCGGGTTTCCAGGCGGGGCGCGTATTGCCCCACCAGGTCGCTCGCTTTACGCAGGATGACCCAGGTGCTGACCGGTTCCGGTTCCGCAGGCGGGGTATAGGGCGGGGTGTAGACCGCCGTATCCCCAAACACCCGCCGCAACGCCGGTAGTCCAGCCTGCGTCATGATCGTATCCAGTTGGCTCATGGTTTATGAGCCGGTCAACGTGCCCGGAATGCCCAGGAACAGCGCTTTGCAGGTGGTTTCCGTGTTCGCACCAGCCGCTGCGGCAATGACCGAGCCGGAGACGTCGCCTGCTGCTGGGGTCGCCTGATTGTCGTCAAACTTGCCCGCGCTGGCATCCCAGATCAGGCTTTCACCCTGAGCGAAGACGGCGGCGCTGACTTTGGGCACGGTGAAGACGCCGCGAATCTGCACACTGCCGGACGCGCCGTTGGCGATGTCTACCAGGGCAACGGCGAGCGTGGCATCGCCCAAAGCGCCCAAAGTGACCACTGCGCCCGCGTCAATCGCTGCGCCGGTCGCATTGGTGTAGGTAAGTACGTCACCCGGTTGTACAAAATTAGTAGCCATATAGGGGTTCTCCCGTAGAGTGGTAGGGGCTTATGCGCCGTCGTTCTTGAACGCGCCAACGTAGTCCACGACGTTCACGCCGTAGTCGTGGCGAATGAGCCAGGTCACCCCGTCAATGTTCTGGCCTTCGATACGATCCGCGAACGGGGTTTGATTGCCGTTCAGGAACAGCACTTCAAAGGTGGGGAATTGCATCGGGTCGGCCAGCAGATACCAGGCGTTGCCGGTCAGGTACGGGGTGTCCACGATGGCTTTGAAAATGCCCCGCGTGATGTTGACCCGTTGCAGCTTGTTCGCGGTGTCCGGGTCGTATTCCGATTCATTGGCGATGCGCGCCGCACCTGCTTTCGCGACTGGGCAGAGCAGAATGAACGGCTCCATGATGCCGATGTAGTCGTTGCCGCTGCGATCTTTCTGAATCTTGATCGCGCTACGGGCGGCGTCCAGACTGGTCATGGTGATCGCGGCGGCGCTGCCACTGGTGTGCAGGTTGCTGTGGTTCGCGTGGAACAGCGCGGTACTGTCCGAATCCAGGCTGGGGTTGCTGACCAGCAAGGCATAGGCGTCTGCTTCGATGCTGCGGGCAGCGGCGCGGGCCAGCATCTGGGCAAGCCGGGTGAAGCCGCCCAGGTCGTCGTTGATGATCGCCTGTCGCGTCAGTGTGGTGGTGTTGGCTTTGGTACTGATACTGACGCTTTCCGCTGTGCTGTCCGGGATGGCCTTGTGCTTGTACTCGCCACCCTCGCTCAGGGCATCGAGGTTGCCAAAACTACCCAGGCGCAACCGCTTGTAGGGCCGGAAGTCGCTGACACTGCCCACGGCGCACCACTGCTTCCAAGTGTCAGCAGCGACGCTGTAGGTTTCCAGCAGGGTCTTGTTCAGCACATTTTCCAGCAATACCGGGAAATCGCTGGAGGTGTGGGTGATCGCGGCTTTGACCATGGCCAGATCCGTACCGAACGCCATGGGGTTTTCCCCGGCGCGGCGCAGGCATTCAGCGGACAGGTCTTTCAAGCCGAACCGGCGGAATTCGTTGCTGGCGTCGGGCTTGGCGAGACCGGCCCGGGCCATAAGCGCAGCGACGGCGCCGGCTTTGAATTTGTCGCGGGCGTCAGTGCCATGGGCGAACGCGCCTCGGGCGTTGTCAATCGGGCGGGCGTTGTCGTTTTCCACGTCTTTAGTCCAGAGGAGGCGCTTGGCTTGTTCCGGGTTGATACCAGCCAGAATCAGCGGTTCGGCTTCAGCGGGCAGGTGCAGGCCAGCCGCTAGAGTGCGGATGATTTTGGCGTCGGCCAGGCGGGCGGTGAGTTCGGGTTCGGTCAGGGCCGCGTTCAGCAGCAGGCGACCGAGGGCGGGTTCGCCGGAGGCCAGGCACTGTTCGGCAATGGCGACGGGGGCGAGGGGAGCCGGGGAGGCTTCCAGGGTGACAGCATCAACTTCAGGTTCCATAAAGCCTCCAAGGCAGACGCCAAGAGCAGAAGGGGTGGGGGAAGCGGTGGCGAATTGGGCGACTTTGCCGCGCACCGGGGCATTGCGCAGACGGGCGACGACTTGTGTAGTGGTTTCCATACGGTCAGCGAGGCGGGCGGTGACGGCATTGCCGCCGATGTACAGCCCAGCTTCCGTAGCCCGGATCGCCTCAGTGGTCAGGGGTTTGCGGTAGGTCGCGACGGTGTTGATGAACAGGCTGTAGTAGTGGTTGATGTTGGCCTGGAACTGTTCGGCGACGGCTTCCGGCAGTGGTTCGTAGGGGTTGCCGTCAATTTTGTGCGCCCCGGCATAGATGTGGGTGACGGCAATTCCGGCTTTTTCCAGGGCTTTTGAGAGCTCGACATGGGCCATGACGACGCCAATGCTACCGACGACGCTGGTATCAGAAACGGAGATACTGTCGGCGGCACTGGCCAGGAGGTAGGCGCCGCTGGCGGCGAGGTCACTGGCTACTGCGGCGATGGGCTTCTTGCCCCGTGCGGCGTGAATCTGGGCAGCGAGTTCAAACACGCCAGCCACTTCACCCCCGGGGGAGTCGATGTTGAGGACGATGGCGCGGACGGCGGGATCGGTCAGGGCGGCTTGGAACGTGCGGCTGATGCTGTCATAGCCGAGCACCATGCTGGAGTCGGCTTTTAGCGTGGTGCGATGCGCCAAGACGCCAAAAATGTTGATGACCGCGACGCCGTCTTGATTCTGATAGGCGCGGGCCTCGCCGGACGTGTCGGCGATGGCGTTAGCGGGCAAAAAACCGTAGGGCTGGGGGGCGTGGTCAATCTCCATCCCCAGGCGCGGAGCCAGTCCGGCAATGATGGCGTCGAGTTTGCCGGGGTGAATCAGCAACGGGGTGTTGAACAACCGGGCGGCAATGTGGGGGTAGTGGCGATTCATGCCGGAGTCTCCGGGTCGGGTTGGTTAGGGGATTCGGCAAGGTTCAGCCGGTTCAGCGGTCGCGCCGTAGTGCAGGCCGAGGGTCCGTTCGCGTTGCCGGTCGATAGCCTGTTGCCGGTCAATGTCTTCGGCATCCCAGCCGGATTCAGCCACGGCGGCGCTGCGCGAGGTTAATCCGTTGTTGATTTTGAGGATGGTGGTCTGGGCTTCCTGCAACGGGTTGACATACGACCATGCATGGGCGCGCCATTCGCAGCGTTGCCATTCGCGCTGGGCGCGAGCGGATTCTTGATAGCCGCGTAACGGGAGCAGGCCGGCGTAATAGGCGGCGTCCAGCCACCAGGCCCAGAGGGGTTGCAGGACTTGGGCGACGAGGGCGTCTTGCTGGATTTCCAGGCGGCGATAGAAGGTGTTGAGGGTGACTCTCATAATCCTATCGTTGGTTCCGGAGTAGTCGCCGGTCATCAGTTCAAACGGAACGCCCATGCCCGCCGCAATGGCCCGGAGTTGGGTCCGTAGGAAGTCAATCAGACCCGCGCCGCCGGAATCGCCGCTTTCCAGCGCGACCTTTTCGTTCATCGCCAGTTGCAGCATGTAGCCATCTTCGATATCGACATAGGCGCGACCGTCTTCTTCTGTCGCGTCGTTATCGGTAATCGGGTTGTTGTCGGGGTTGTCGCGGTAGATGGCCCCGACGAATTTGGCGCGGGCTTTCTTGCGGGTGAGTTCCGCCGATTCAAAGCCGTCCATGTTGCGGGCGCGGAGCAGGACGCTCATGGGCGTCGGTTCGCCGCGTAACTGGCCAGGGCGCAACGGGGTGTAGTGGTGCACAATCTGTTCGGCGGGAACGCGGGTCAGTTCGGTGGTAGTGCCGGTCAGCGAACGGTCCGCCGGGTGTTCCGGGTAGAACCAGTAGGCCAACCGCTTGCCGTAGGGGGTGCGTTCAATGCCTTGGCGCACAGGGTTTGCGCCGTTCATGGCGTTGTGGCGCAGCGGGAGCAAGTCGGCTTCCAGTGCCTGAAATTGAATCGGAACTGTCAGGCTATCGCTCTTGAAGCGCGGGCGGCGACGAATGAAAACTTCGCCAGATTCATGCCGGGCGCGGGTGAGTAGGGTTTGCCAGCCGTAGAAGTCGGAACTGCCATCAGCGTCGAGTTCAGGAACGCTGAGATTCCAGAGGGCGAGAACGTCGCTGCGTAGACCGGCGTCGGCAATGCGCGGACGGGGTTGAATACCGCAACCGATGATATGACTGACAATCAGATCGAGGGCGTTGTTGATCCAGGGGTTGTTGCGAATCGCATCTTGCGAACGGGCGCGGGCGTAATCGGCGTCGTCGAGCGCGGCGTTGGGGCCGTAGGCTTTGCGCTCCCAGTCATCCAGGCGCGTTTTGGTGCTGGTGGCTTCATACGGGCGGGTGATACCGCGAACGCGGGTAATCGGGAGCGCGTTCATAGCCCTTTGCCTCCCGCGATGTAGACCCCTTTGCGTGGGCGGGAACCAGTGGAGAGTGCGGTTATCGCGGCTTGAAGGTCAGCGATGTACTGCTTGAGGTCGGCCACCTGCGCTGCGGTGAAGGTCACGCGAGTGTCGCCAGTGCCGACGCTGACCGTCTGAGTGCCGGTATTCAGGGCGTGATAAGCGGTCTGGGCTTCACTGAGCCAAGTCGCCAAGGTGTCGAGGGGGATGCCTGTAAAGGTTGCCATGCGCCCTGTTTACCGGAGCGTCGACGACAAAATAAGGCAAAATTTGTCGTCGGGCATAAAAAAAGCCCCTTGCGGGGCGTGGGCGGGCAAAGCTAGTGCTGGAAAAACTTCCAGCCTTTCTCTGTCCACTCGCGGGATACCTGGCCGGTCTTAGCCCGGTCGGCGGGAACATAGTCGTCCGCCGTGAATACCCGGACGGTGCCGTCCAGTAGGGCCAGGGCGCGGCCAACGCCCACGATGGCATCGGCGCTTTGCGCCGGGACCGGGAAAATTTCTTTCATGGTTTTTTCTCCAGTTTTGCGAACGCGGCGTCCCGCGCCGCTTCGGTAGCGAATTCCCGCCGGTCGCCGTCCTGGTGGCCGAACCGGTCGCGGGAGGGCAGGTAGAGAATCGCCCATCCGCTCGTGGTTCCATCCCGGAACTGATAGGGCGGGCGACGCACGGCATAGACCCAGACGCCGTTTTTCATAAATTCAGTCATTTCATTTCTCCAATTTGCCGCGCTCCGCATAGAGCGCGTTGAGTTTCGAGGTCGTCTGACCGTGCGCAAGCCGCGCCTCAGCTAGGTCGTCCTCCATGCGGTGCATGGCCTGGGCTTGCATATTTTGAATCCCCCGCAGCATCCAGATCTGTTCATCCAGCGTCGCGGCCGGGGCGCGTTCAGCGGTATCTTCATCCATCCCCGCAATCCATTCCGCATGATCGGCGGTCGCTTCAGCGACAAGTTCGGCCTGTTCAGCGGCAGTCGTCAGTGCGGCGACAACATGGTAGGGAGTCGGGGTTTTTCCATCCCGCCAGTTCCGCACGGTACGGGGAGTTACCCCGAGCAGTTCGGCGGCGGCTTCAAGGGTCAGGGCCGCACGGGAAAGCAGGACGGCGATCATGCCCTCTCCAACAAATCCAGTCGTGGCGATCATGCGGCCTCCCGCAAGTCGGATGCGGCGATGTAGGGGCCATCGCACTGCCGGAGCAGTGGGTCAGTGCCGGGGGCGAGGCGAATGATGCCCCGGAGGTGGGCGGTCGGCTCCGGGTAGCCGCGCTCGCCGCACACACCCCAGTCGATCAAGAACCCGTTCCACTCTATCGGGGCGGTAACAGATGGAGCCTGCATCGGGGGGAGGCCGTAGGCGAAAACAATTTCACGAGCGTTCATGTTTTTCCTATGCCCGGCGAACCGGGCGGGTGATGTGGATTACAGCCAGACGATTTCCGCGTCTGGCTGGCGGGTGCCGCACAGCCAAAATCCGGCCGGGCAGTCGTGGATATTTTCGCCGGTGGCGTACTGAGCGCCATCGGTGAAGATGTGGGTCAGGCGGTCGGCGTAGCAGCCGATACCGCCGTTCAGTTCGCTTTCTGTCATGGTTTTCTCCTGCCCTTGCGGGCGTTGGGGGGGTTAGGCGCGGGCCAGTTTCAGGCATTCAGCCCAGGAAATGGCGGTCACTTTCAGGCCGAACCGGGCGGCCGCGTCCCGGCGAATCGCCCAGGCGCGGCGGTTCAAATCAGCAGTGAAGCGCGGAGCGGCTTTTGCCGGGGCGGGAAGAATCCCGGCAACGATCAGTGCGGCCAGAGCTGCGGCTTCGTCAGCGACCGTCTGCACGGTCTCTTCGCTATTCCGGCGAATGGTCAGCAGCATTACGCCGTCAATCGCATCCAACTCAACGTCGGTTCGGTTGGGGCGCTTCCCCAGGAGAGCGACCACCGCGCCGTTTCCGGCGTGGATTGAAAATCCAGCGGCTTTTAGTGCGCCTTTGATCGTCGTGTTCATTTCTCTTTCTCCCCTTGGAGGCCCCGTGCCTCACTGCATAGAGAGAAGTATATGGAAATATTTTTCACGTTGCAATCTTTTTTTGAAAATATTTTCATTTATTTTTTTTCATAGGGCAATAAAAAACCCGCACGGGGCGGGTGGGGTTGAACTGCCGAGGAATCCTCGGCAGTTGAGGTTAGAGGGTCTGCCTGTGCGGCAGTGAAGAGTCAGGTCGCTAGGGTTTCGAGCGGGATGCCTTTCTAATTTCTAAGCTGCCTGTGCGGCAGTGAAGTAGAGCCTATCAGGTTGCGCCGTCCGTGGCGTGGCGTTCCTAGTGCATCCAGCTATGCAGATCAGCGTTGAGGTAATACTGACTAATCGACAAGTAGTCCCACGTTCGCGGGGATACCGGGTTGTGCTTATGAATCAGCGCTTAAACCAACAGTTTCAGCGTGGCCTGCTGGTTGTAGATCAGGTTGATCAAGTCGGCGGTGGTGCTTTCGTTGGGGTCGGGAGGGGTGTTCATGGCTACATTTCCAACTGGTACTGATCAATCGGCTTGCCGATCAGGGCGAAATCGGGAACGTCAATACTCAGATGGCCACACAGCACCTTGATCTGGTTCGCGGCAATCTGCTTGCCCCAGGCGTCTTTCGCCAGATCGAACGCCCGCAAAGCGCCGCGCAGGGCAAAGTGCAGGCGGGGCTGGCTGGCAAGGGTCGCGTCGGACGTCAAGCTGTAGCTGCCGGTTTTGCGGATTTCCGGCAATACGTCGCCTGCTATCCATTTCTGGAAAGGCAAGGCTTTGGGTTTGTCGCTACGGTTGACGAAGAAATACAAGCCGGGTTCGGAGAGGGTCAGCATTTCCTGTACCCCACCAAGGGTGGTAATCGGATTCACCCCCTTCCATTCATCAGGGACATGCGACAACAGGTTGTGGTGCCATTTGTACTCCAAGGCTCCAGCAACATCTTTTGCGACGAACCAAGGGGCGTTATTGACGGTCAGGACGCGGATGGTCTGGCTGTCAAACAGGAAGGGCGTGATTGCAGATTTCATGGTGATACCTTTCAACTTTCTAGTTACCACTTAACAGAAGAGGTGACCGGGAGGCTAGAAACCGCGAAAGGAACGGCGGACGCTATTCAATGTATTCACGTCCCCTCCCGATCAATGATCAGGGGGCAAAAAAATACCGCATGGCTATCGTGTGCGGGTAACGCCTTTCGAGGAGGTTTCTAGGCTCCGGGATAAAGCATAGACCCGCAAGCCGATGGGCGTCAAGAGTTATCCACAACCTTATCCACAGACCCGTTGTCGGCGTTGCAACGTGCGCCGGGTGACGGTTTGCCGTTCCGGGGCGCGGACATACACCCTATCGCCGCCATAGGTTTGTCGGGCCTGGGCGAGTACCGGCTCCAATCGTTGCAGGGTCGTCGCGTCAGCGGTCAGGGCGTTGCGGATGAATTCGAGGATGTCGGGCGTTTTCATAAACTAATTCTCCGGGTGACGGCTTGACGACGAACGGGCGGTGACGGTAAGGAAACCGGGGGTTGCTTCACTTCTATCGGGGTTGAGGGTAAGGAAACGGCGGGTTGTTTCACGTCCGGGGCCTGGGCGCTGAACAGGTCGCCGGGGCCGAGGCCGATGCTGGTTTCCCAACGTGACCACTGGGTCTCGCGCCAGGTGTGGAGGCGCAGGGCCGGTTGCATGGCGGCAGCGGTGGCATAGGTGTAGCAATCCAGCGCTTCGTTGCGCGGGCGAATTTTAACCCAGCGCCGTTTCGTGGAGTCCCAGATTTCCGCCGTGAGCATTCCGTAGAAACTGTCATCCAAGCCGGTCGGGAAATGCACCATGCGGTCTTGTGGCAGCAACTTGCGGTCACCGGCCAAGCGGGCAAAAAGTTGATGCTTGGCAGTGTCATGCCCGACAATCCACAGTTCCGCGCCAGATTTGATCACCGAGCCGCGCCAGGTGAAATCAACTTTGGAGGGGCGGCTGATGATCGGCTTGCCGGAGGTGGATGCGCCTTTGACGGCGATGATGCGCCCACGATGTTGCCGGGTGTAGTTCAGCACGTCGTCGGTGAGATACCCGGAATCAATCGCGGCAGCGGTGATCTTGTACTGGCGACCGTGCGCGTCGGGGAATGTCCATCCCAAGGCGTCGTCAATCAGCGCCCAGTCGGTGGGGCGCGTGGGATCAGCGGGCGGCTCTACATAGTCAATGACCCAGGTGATCCCGTTGCGCCCGTGGCCGAGCACGATGATAGCGAACCGGTCTTTCTGTACGTCAATCCCCAGGGTCAGCACCAAACAGCCGGGCGGGATGGTGCGTGGTAGCGTCGGTTCCGCACGGTGTTTGAGTTCATCCCAGTCGAGTTTTTCATCCGGATCCGCGAAGCATTCCCCGAGCCGGGTGTTGATGAAGGTCTTTTGCTGGCTGGGGTCGCGTTTCTTGGCATCCCATTCGGTCGCCAGTTCAATCCAGTTCAGGCCCAGCCCCAGCGGCGTGTACAGGCCGTTGAGGTGGTAGCCATGCACCGGGCGCTCGGGGTAGGTGGGCCGCCATTCGCCTTGTTCCAACATTCGGGTTTTCTGATGTTCATGGATGACCGCGCCGCAACTGGGGCAGGCGTACACGGCTTTCTCGGGTTCGCTTTCCGGCCAGGTCAGGTTGTTCCAGGTCAGGGGCTGCATGTCTTCGCAGTGCGGGCAGGGCAGGTAGTAGCGCCGTTGGTCACTGGCCAGCCATTCCCGATGGATGCGGCTGAGGCTTTCGATGGTGGGGGTGGAACAGAGGAAGACTTTCCGACCGGGGAAAGTAGACAGTCGCGCCTCGGCCAAGCTGATCGGATCGCCCTCGCCGTCAAGATCGTGGGGATAGGCGTCCACTTCATCCAGGAACAGGTATTTGGCCGGCATGGACCGCAGCGATGCGCCGGAATTCGCGCCCGACAGCAGGACCATCCCGCCGGGGTAGTCTTTGAGCAAGGTGGTGTTGCCGGAATCGCGGGACCGGGCCGGGGGAATGATGGTGCGCAGGCTGGGAGTCACGTCGATCATGGCGGCCAGGCGCTGCTTGCTGAACCTTTCAGCCATTTCAATCGTCGGCTGAACGCACATCATCGGTGCGCGTTGTGTGCAGATGAACCAGCCGAGCCAGTTGAGTCCGGCCTCTGTGGCGCCGACCTGGGTGGATTTGATCAGCACGATGCGCTGCACTGGGCTGTCGGCGGACAGGTCGTCCATGATCGCCCGCAGGTAGGGAGTGCGCGAGGTGCGCCAGCGCCCGGCTTCCGATGCCGACTTGGAGGGCAGCATCCGGTAAGCATCCGCCCACTCGCTGACCGTGCCAGCGGGGGCGGGTCGGAATCCCCGTGCGGCAAAGTCGCGGCAGTGGTGTCGGGCGTTGTTGACCTGGTAGGTCATGCGACTTCCTCAAGCCCCATGCGGGTCTGGCGCTGCGCTTTTTCGATTCTGGCGCAGGCAATGGCGAAATAGTCGGGGTCGATTTCAATGCCGATGAAGCGGTGGCCCATGGTGACCGCTGCTATACCAGTGGAGCCGCTACCAAGGTACGGATCAAGAATCATGGAGCCGGGCGGCAGTTTGAAATGCTCTATGCACCAGCGCATCAGGGCGACCGGTTTCATGGAGGGGTGTTCCCGGACGAAATGCTTGCTGTTGTCTAGAGATTCGCCGATTTTTGAGCAGACAATACCTTTCCAGAGGTGGCGAAAGATGTTCCGTTTCGGCTTGGCGTTGCACCAGGCGAATTCACAATCCACAAAGCTATCGTTTGGACCGACGCCAATGTGCTTATCCCACGCCAGAAATATCCCGGTATCGGGGAGGCGGGTTTTGTACCGATCTGCGCCCCAGAGCAGGACGTTTTTGAAGTGGAGCCAGGGCGTCGGGTCAAAGGGCTTATCGTCGCCATGAATGGGGCGGTTGGCGTGTTTGCGTTTGTCAGGCATCCAATAACCCCCCCCCGCTAGGCCCTTTGCGGTTCCGCCTCCGCCATGCACATACCCAATTCCATACGGCGGATCGCTAATGACCGTCTCAATTCCGCTCAGTGTCGGCAAAATCTCCAAGCAATCCCCGAGGTACAGCGTGGCGTTGCCAATGATGACGGGGTTATTCATCGTGATCTTCCAGTTGTGCAGGCAGGGCGGTAAATGAGTCGGCCAGGTCAGTGAGGGTCTGTTCAATTTCTGCCGCCATCAGGGACCGGCAGGCGAAGGCGTCGGTTTCCGCAGCGAGGCGGTCAGCGAGTTTGTCGGGGATGCGTTCCAGGGCGTTCCTCGTTCGGGCGTAAATGTCCAGGCTGGCTTTCTCTACCTCGGCCAGTTCCACCAGTTCCCCGGCCTTTTGCCGTTCGCGCATTTCGGCGATGTTGGCTTCATGGTGCTCGCGTTTCGCACGAGCGAGTTGCAGGTCATAGACGGTCTGGGGAATAGCGCAGTCGGGCAGCGGTTCAGTCGGGATGGGCCGGGG